CGCCCCCGCAGCCGTCCCGGCAGATGCAGCTGGAAGCAGAGCAGCCGCCCCCTGCACCGACCCGGCCTTCGATGCCGCTCCGTCAGAATATGGCGGGCCGGGCTGTCCGGCAGCTCCACGCCCGCTGGGCGGCCGAGGAGGCGATGCTGCGCCGCAGCCAGCCGGGGTTCAGCCTGCAAAAGGAATTGCAGCACCCGGAGATGCGTCGGCTGATGTCGCTGCCTGGGATGCGGATGGGGGGCGGCCACCCCTCGGGCCCCCACCAACAC